ACTGTGTCTCCGGCACAAGATTACCCAGATATTCTTAGAGTCGAGGCGCTTAACCGCGTTCAAAAGGTTCTCGAGATTCGCAAGATTGTCCGTGACGGATACATTGCTCGTGGATTCCGAGACGTCAACGTCAGGTTTATTGACGGAAGCGTCCAAGACATGATTGACAGCAGCAAACTTGACGGGCGTCCCCTTCCGGACACGCTCTTCTTTGATGTTGAGTTAGTTATGCCACGCGTAGAACAGCTTGACAGCAATGCTCGCATGAAAACCGGAGAAGGCACGCTTACGCCTGCTCCATCCAAAGACGACCAAGACCGTAGTTACAAGGACTACGGCGCCTATAACCAAAACGACCATCTTTACTGGACATGAACAAGATTCCCACCCTCCTCTTTGCTCTGATGCTTTGCGCATCCACTGTCTTTGGACAACGAGTCGACCAAACCGGCGTTGACGACTGGCAAAACATCAACATCAAAGCGGCTGGCATGCTTACCAAGCATGGCACGCATCGAGCCTCAATCTTGCTTACGGATAGCGGCGCTGTCTTCGCAGACAAAGACGTCGTATGCCGTGGTCTTTGGGCTGACCAGAACAGCGAGTACATCTCGCTTGGGTTTGACTGCGCAGACGAGTGGCCTTCGCAGTACGAGTACCTATACACTACATGGGATGAGAATAAAACCAAGTTTCATGTGTACCGCGCTATCGGTTACCACCGAGTAAAGCTGTATATGTTAGTTGACGAATTTTGACATGTCGATTCCTGATTGGCTACTGTTTATAACTGGTCTGGGCTTTTTTATGCTGATGTTGTACTTTGGCAATAGATTAGACGACTAATCCTATCACGGGCAACGGCCTCGTGACATATGTACTTAACACTGGAAACATGAGTACACGCAAACTAGTGACTAAGCTAGTCAAGGACAATCCTAGTGCCTCAAACGCTGAGATTGCCCGCCTCGCGATTGAAGCAGGCTCCGATAAATCCGAACGTAACCTTCGTAAGATGGCTGCTTCGGTGAAGTCAGGAACTGCTTCGGTCCACAACGTCGTCGACAACAGTAAATCTTCTGTTGCCGCTGACAACCTCACCTCTGTCTCGTCTAATGAAGATGGCTCAAAAGAGTTCTCTTACAAGGGCAGCAAGTCTATCACCAGTCTCGATGAGGCTGTTGACTTCTTTGAAGTCGACACCAATAAGTGGCAAGTCACATCGTGGACTTGTAACTCTTGGGATGCCGGTGACAAGACAAACTATCAAGTCAAAGTTAAACTGGCGCCGGTTGGCCCGGCTGACGTTGACCTGACTAAGGTGCAGGAAGCCTACACTGAGTCTGTCCGTACGGTCAAGACTAAGAAGGTTAAAGGTGCCGGTACCGGAGTGGCTGTCCTTTCGGACTTTCACATCGGTGCAAAGGTAACCGACATGCTGCAAACTGATGACTTCAGTTACGATGTAGTCGTTAACCGACTAAATCAAGCAGCAGAGCAAATCAACCGCTTTCACTACAAGAAGGTCGAGGTTGCCTTGCTTGGCGATTTCATCGAGACCTTCACCGGCCTCAACCACATGAACAGCTGGCAACAGCTAGAGTATGGTGGCTACGGTGCTAACGTCACGATTATCGCCTACAACATCATCCGTGACTTTTTGTCCCAAATTAACAACTTGGAACGAGTAACAGTTGTGTCTGGTAACCATGATAGAACTACTATCAAGGCAGACATTGACAGTCAGGGCGGTGTTGCACAGATTTTGGGGTTCATGCTTGAGCAATCAGGACTGAACGTCAACTTCTCACACTCAATAGTCAGCGAGAATATCGATGGTATTCGGTACCTTTTCACTCACAACCACCTCGGTTTGTCTAAGAACGATATGGTTCAGACATTCTGGGAGTACGGTGAGCAAGGCACATACAACGTCCTCTTGGGCGGCCACTACCACAGTCGACGCGGCAAAGCACAGTACAAGAAGATTGACACTATCCATTGGGACCAAGCGAACTATCGCGCAATCTCAGTGGCGCCAATCTTTACGGGTAATTGGTACAGTGAAAGTAACGGATGGTCTAGTACCTCCGGTATTACAATCATTGAAAACAACGGAGACGGTAGACCAAACGTCTTCGACTTTACCCTAGTTTAATCGAGAGGGGGTGGCTACGGTCATCCCCTTTCTTTTCTCCTCACGATGACTCACCACCAAATCGAGGAGTTGGTTGTACCCGTTGCTACACGGGTAGCCAAGTCCATAACCAAACACACTCAAGACCAACAAGAAGCCGTAGCGCATACACTGCGCACCATCATAAGTAAAATGGATGATTGGGACGGCAGACCTATTGAAGCTTGGGCTAACCGTATTGCCCGTAACAAGGCAATAGACCTTTCTAAGTTGCGCAGACGTGACGCTGACTACGACTCTACAGAGTTTATACACGTACACGATGAGCAGCCTGAAGAAGATAGAGACTACAGTGCTTTGCACAAAGCTATTGATTCACTCTCTCCGAGAAAACGGGAGCTGATGGTCCTGCATTACTTTAAGAATATGGAGATGCAAACTATCGCCGAGTCCGTAGGGACAAGTCTTTCGAACGTCAAGGTAACCATTATGCGTGCCAGACAAGACCTCAAACAACTCTTAACACAATGATTTCAGCATTAACAGGACTAATCGTAGGCGCCCTGCTCTGCGGTGTGTCTTTTATTATTTGCTACCTCGGTATGCAGGTAGACCCCAAGCAGGGCATGTCTTATGTAGCAGGCGGCTTCATGATAAAGATGGTCGTTGGCGCTACCTTATCGGTAGGGCTTGCCCTTTACGTACCCGGATTCGAGATTGTCCCGTTTGCACTCGTACTGGCTATGATGCTCGGTGTCGGTATTCCAGCTGTTGCTATTTATGTCACTCGTAAAACAGGTTGAACGTAAGTCAATGGAGATTCGCTACAGCGGGCGCTCCACTGATTACATCTCACCCTCATTCGGCTATGGCTGTCTGTTTAACTGTAGCTACTGCTACATGAAGCGACACCTGCCCGAGGGACTCACGGTAGCGGGCAACCCCGACACTATACTACAGGCTATCGACAGACACGTGCATTTCTATGCCGATGTCAAGAAGCCCAACCAGACACATCCTCATTTCATCTCTTACGATATCTCTTGTAACGAGGACTTTGCGCTACACGCGAAGTTCCACGATTGGGAGAAGATATTCTCGTTCTTCCGTGACCACGACCTTGCTATGGCAAGCATGGCTACTAAGACAATCCCACGCCACTTCCTCGAGTTCAACCCCGAGGGCAAGGTAAGGATTCGCTTTTCGCTCATGCCCCAGCGTATCGCTGACATGGTAGAGCCCAACACCGCGCCTATTGCAGAGCGCATCGCAGCTATCGACGAATTCATCGATTCAGGCTACGACATCCATGTAAACTTTAGCCCAATCATCTTATACAATGGATGGGAAGAGGATTACGAAGAGCTGTTTTGGAAGCTCAATGATGGTATCGCACACTGCAACAAGGACATTGTATTGTCCGAGTGCATCATGCTCACACATGAAGAGAAGAAGCACATGCGTAACCTTAAAGACCAGCTACCCGCTGAGCATCTCTTGTGGAATCCTGCAATACAGGAACCCAAGACCAGCCAGTATGGTGGTAAGAATGTACGCTACAAACGCGACATCAAGCGTCAAGCTATTAACCGTTTCACTGAAATACACGACCGTGTAATTTCTTGGAACACAATCAGATACATATTCTAATGACTATTCTTTGGATTACTGACGTGGTTGCTGTCACAGCGGCCGTTGCAATCATCGTGGTTGCGAGCTGGTTAGCTATTGCATGCTTCTTACTTTCATTGCAGAGCTACTACCAACATGTTGTCGAGGTAAACCACCGTTTGATGGAAAGGTTTGCACAGACAACGAATTACCCAATGTACCAGCGATACCAAGAGCGGGCAGTCAAAGCTGCCGGAAGGTTGAACAAAGTGTACAAGGGTCTCGAACTCATCACCTTTCTCTGATGGTTTACTACATCTCACCCCAGACATCTAACTTTGATGACATCCAAACCTGCACCGAGCAGAACGCATACGACTACCTTAAGCAGTCGCGTGTGTTCCAAGTCGACACGGAGACCACAGGTCTCTCCTTTGTGGACGACACGCTCCTCACCATTCAGCTCGGTACCAGTGAGCACCAGTTTGTATTCGACGTACGGCACAAACCGAAACTTCCGCTAGTCAAGCTGCTCCTAGAGTCGCGTGCACAGAAGAAGATTCTGCACAACGTAAGCTTTGACTACAAGTTTCTTAAGTCTTACGGCTTTACAATGGCCAACGTGCACGACACGATGGTAGTAGAGAAGGTGCTTACTAATGGTAAAGATGCGCAGCGTGGCTTCTATGGCTTGGCATCTCTCTTGGACAGGTACCTTAACGTGTACATGTCTAAGGAAGAGCAGACTAGCTTTATCGGACACGAAGGTGAGTTTACCAAAGCTCAAATTCTGTACGCCGCCAAGGACGTTGAGTACTTACAACAAGTTCGAGACTTCCAGCTAGCAGACGCACGTAAGCAAAACCTTGAGACCTGCGTTTCCTTAGAAAACTCCGCAGTGCTTGCGTTCTCGGACATCGAGTACAATGGCATGCTCGTGGATAAAGACAAGTGGCTAAACCTAGCCGCCACCAAACTCGCTGAGGCCCAAAACCTAGAACAACAACTTAACGAGTTTATTCTTAATGACGATACGTTTTCGCAATTCAAACCGTCCGCGTTTCAAACGGACCTTTTCGCGTCCGAGGACGTGGCACGCATTTCTTCGGTAAGTATTAACTGGTCGTCACCTCATCAGACAACCCCCATCCTTCAAAAGCTACTACCTAAATTGGAGTCTTCAGACACTAAGATACTGGTAGCCAAGCATATGGACGTACACCCTCTTATCGCTGCCTTCGTGCAGTTTAAAGAAAAGTACAAGAAGGCTACGGCGTTTGGTCCTGAATGGTGTGATAAGTACATCGATTCTGATGGAAAAGTCCACACTAGTTTCACGCAGATTATTAGGACAGGTCGAGTAAGTTCGTCCCGCCCGAATATGCAACAGATACCTGCTGACAATGATTACAGAAACTGCTTTATTGCTCCTAAAGGTTGGTCGTATGTCTCATCCGACTTCTCATCCCAAGAGCTGTGCATTATCGCACATGGTTCACAAGACCCTGTGTGGCTCCGTGCGCTCGAGGATGGACAAGACCTTCACTCTGTCTGCGCAGACCTCGTCTACGGACAGGAATGGGTAGACGCAGCGGAAGAAGGCTGTGCGTACATGGCTCACAGGGCCAAGTGCGACTGCAAAGGGCACAAGAAGCTACGTAATGCAGTCAAGGGTATCAACTTTGGACTGGCCTATGGTATGGGTCCGCACAAACTGTCTGATACACTTGACATTCCTGTCGAGCAAGCGCAAGAGCTAATTGACAAGTACTTCAAGGTGTTCCCTTCTATCAAGTCATTCCTTGACAAGAATGGCCGCTTCGGTAAGAAGAATGGTTACATCCGCACTATGGCGCCTTACGGTCGCATCCGCAAGTTTCCCTTGTGGGCTGGCCCTGCCACTGAGATGAAAGACCTCGGTGCAATCGACCGCATGTCACGTAACACTCCTATTCAGGGTGCTGCGGGTGACATGACTAAAGAGGCTATGTGCCGTATCCGTCAACTCATTCACGACAAGCGTGACGAGATACAGATGGTTATGGCCGTACACGACCAGCTTGACTTTATCGTTCGCGATGACCTGTTGGACAAGTACAAGCCTATTATCACAGAACAAATGGAGCTCGCGGGTAAGACTATCGTGACCTCAGGACTGCTCAAGTCCGACACTACATCCTCTAAATCATGGGAGAAATGAGCAAAGAAATCACACTTGACGGCATTGTCGCCGACTTGCAAGCTGCAACCAATCAGTTGGACCAGTTTGCTCAAGCAGCTACAGCAGACAGCAATGACCAAGTCTTGCGGGCTCGCATGACTCAGTGCCTTGTACTCGCTGGTACTGCCCTCGAGATTCTCGGTGGCTTGAATGCTCAAGCTAAAGCGGCAGCAGCTGCACAAGAAGCTGAGGCTAACGGTTCAGACGCAGATGTCGATGCGTAAGGGCATCTTTTGCAATGGTAACACGCCAACGTACGCCCATCAGGGAGACGCTGGTGCTGACATCACAGCAAATGAGACGGTGACAATCCGGTACGGCGAGCGTGAGCTTGTCCGTACTGGACTCCGTCTTGCTTTGCCGGATGACGCTGTTGCCATGGTCTGCTCACGTAGCGGACTCGCACACAAGAACGGGCTCATCGTGGCTAACGCGCCGGGCATTATCGACAGCGGATACCGTGGTGAAATCATGGTCAACTTGCTTAACACAGGCAAGAAAGACTTTATAGTAGAACCCGGCATGCGTATCGCACAGCTTGTGCTGTTGCCTTTTGTACAGGCAGCATTCATGCCTGTCCTTGACGAGGTGTTCGAAGAGCTCGATGATACCGAGCGTGGAGACGGAGGCCATGGGTCCAGTGGAGTATGACAGTTGCTGTAGAAATGCAAGGACTTAACGACACCCGCCCATTTATGTTGACGTGGAATCGTGGAGACAAGAGCTACTCGCTTGACATCCCCAAAAACCTCCACAAGATAGACTTGGAAGCCGGATGGAATGTGAATGACTTTCACATTACCTTGACACCGCACATAACTGAAGGCCCTGACAATGATGATGGTAATGGTGAGCACCGTTTTTGGGTGGTTAGCATCATCGACATTGCAGGCAACGAACCAAAAGCAGTTGCCTCTGGCTCTGTGTCTTGGGGCGAGTTCTTCGTTATGGAAGGCCTAACCGAGGACGACTACGTCCTTACTGATAAAGGACTCGATGCCTAAGTTCAAGATTAACTTTACTGTAGTTGAGACGCATGAGCAAGCTCACACAGTAAACGCCGAGACAGAAGAGGCTGCTATGCAGCAGGCTCTTTTTATGTTTAACACTGAAAACAAGGACCTACATGAGAACTGCAAGGTCGAGATGACTTGTGATGGAGAATGATGCAATCAAAATTGTAAAGCGCTTTCATGGTATTATGAAACGCAATGCTAGTCGAACGCAACATTTGTCTGTTACAATGAGCGAGCTTTACGTGCTCAACGAGGACGTAGAGAACTTGTTTCACAAAGACGAATTGAAATCATGACACAACGTGAACGATGGGAAATGGAAGAACGCGAGTTCTCCCTGACCGCAACCGTGACCAAGGTCTACGAAGTAGAAGTAAGGGTCATGGCGACTAGCGACGAGAGTGCGAAGGCACAATTCGAAGAGCTGCGTTCCGAGATTGCTAATAGCGTATCGGAAGACCAGCTTATCGAGTGTGTTGTAGAGGAAGAGGGTTGCTACGACCCCATCAGCAGCTTAGATGATTGACGAGAAACGTCTTGCACGCCAAAAGAGTATCCTCCGCAGCTGGGCTAGTAACGGCTGCAGGGGTACTCTGGAGGCATGCACGGGTTTCGGCAAGACATACACTGCCGTCCTCGCAATCAAGGCACTTAACGAACAGCAATCAGGGGCTAAGACCCTCGTGATTGTACCTACCATACACCTTAAGAAGCAGTGGGAAGACCAAGTGTCTGACTTGCAGCATGTTACGGTGTTGGTAATTAACTCCGCAATCAAGTACGAACACAATGTCAATCTATTGATACTGGACGAGATTCATAACTATGCAACCAGCTCTTTTGGTTACATCTTTGAACGAGTACAGTACAAGAAGATATTGGGTCTGACAGCGACTATCTCCCGACAAGACGGGAATGATTATCTTCTTCGGCAGAAGGCGCCTATCGTGGCGACTGTCAAGCTGGAAGAAGCGCTGCGTGAAGGGTACGTCAGCCCGTTCAGGGTATTGAACGTACCGGTTTACTTGAACGACCAAGATAGGGATGAGTACAAAGAGTTGTCACGCAACTTTAACTACTATTTCTCTAAGTTCGGTAATGATTTCGGACAGGCTATGAACTGCCTCAAATCGGAACAAGCGTGCGAGAACTTTGCACGTAGGACTGCTGCTGATGGAGACAAGGTTAGAGTGTGGGCAATTAATTTCAATCGCAATATGGCGAAACGGAAGAAGATGCTCTACATGAACCAGTCGAAACTTGACAGCGTGTACCGCTTGTGCACCGAGATGAGGGAGCTAAGAACCATCACATTTAGCGAATCAGTGGATTTTGCTAACGCGATAACTGCTGAACTACCACTCGAGTCGGTTGCGTATTCTAGTAAGATGCCAGCCAAGAAGAGGCGCGAAGCACTCGAACAATTCAACTCAGGCACGGCACGCATCATTAACACGGCGCGTGCATTGGACGAGGGGTTTGACGTTCCGGGTGTCGAGCTTGCCATTATCTCAAGTGGCAGTAGTTCTCCAAGGCAAGACGTGCAGCGTACGGGACGTGCTATTCGATTCGTCGAAGGAAAGGTTGGCTACATCGTCAACTTGTACATGCCCGACACGCAAGATGAGAAGTGGATGCGTAAGCGACAGAAGAACTCCACCAACATCGAACACGTGCAATCCCTAGACCACGCTGTCCAGTTAATGGGTGGCATAACTAACACCACATCATGAGTTACGAAGACGAACTTGCTAAGAAGCACGAGGCGATGGATATGTTTGAAGAGTTTGTAGATGCGTACCCAAAGTTCTTGTGGATTGAGGGTAAGCGTGTACCTGCTTTGAATGCTGACATGGATGAACTGGAAACCCGGTACATCGAAAAGGTAGTCAAACGAAAGCTGCACGAACGTGTTATGAAAGCTCTTACATGGGCTGCCAGCAACCACGAGATTCACATGGGTATTCAGAAGTGGTTTGCATCCCGCCAGTGGGTAGCCGTAGAAGAGATTATGAATGACACCACAGGACAGAAACTACCCGGAGCGAGGCTCCTCTAAGTTGGACATCCAGACCAGCAAGTTTGCTGCTGTTAACGCAGCAAGTGAGATATCTGAAGCTAGGTCTGGTAACCGACTTGTAATGGCCAGTCGTTGGGATAAGCTGAACTACATGTTGCTCGGCGGTTTCCAATTTGGTCAGACCTATATGTTGTGCGGGGCTTCCGGTCACGGTAAGTCCTACATGCTCAACATGCTACTGCGTGACTTTACAAACCCAACTCTTCAGAGAGACGTAACCAAAACCCGCATCCTGCACTTCTCATTCGAGATGTCAGCTGCTGCGGAAATGACACGTCGCATCTCTACCCTCACAGGCATTAGCTATCGTAAGCTTATGTCTGCTGACAGGCCGTTGACAGCGGAAGAGCACGGGATAGTATCGTCTGCAGCGGAGCGATTGAAAGACGAGCCCATCTACTTCGTAGAGACACCGGGTAATCGTCAGCAAATACGCGACACTATTGACCGCATGAAGCAGAGGTTCCCAGATGACAACCTTGTTGTTACCTTAGACCACACTCTGCTCGCGCAGTCTATGCCGGGAGAGAACGAGATTCAGACGTTGGCTGAGCTTGGCAAGATGTTTATCGATATTCGTAAGGAGTTCGGTACACTTAACATCCTACTGTCACAGCTTAACGACAAGATTGAGTCTAGCTCTCGGCGTGACCCTAGTGTTCCTTCGCTCCATTTCCCTACAAAGACCGACATTCACGGTAGCAAACAGCTGTACCATGCAGCCGACGTTTGCCTAGTGATGCACCAACCTGCCCTACTCGGGTTGGAAGTCTACGGGCCAGACCGTGTCCCGACAATGACTGAAGATGGCAAGAACTTAATTAGCTTGCACGTCCTCAAGAATCGTCATGGTACACAAGGTTATACCCGTATGATTGCCAACCTAGAGAATGGTAGGATAGACCCGTGGTCCGACAACTACAAGGCAGACGTGCCCTTGGACGGACCACTTTTTTCAATTCAGTAACGCATGCAATTACCAACTGAACGGACCCCGGCGAGCCGTAAATCGCCACGACTGCTGACCTTGTTTGGTCAGAGCAAGGTGGGTAAAACCACAACTCTTGCACAACTTGACAACTGCCTCATTATCGATACCGAGCAAGGTACCGATATGATTGATGCCATGAAGGTACAATGCAACACTTTGCAAGAAGTGATGGCTACCCTCAAGGCATTGCGCGAAGGTGAGCACAAGTATGACTACATCGCCGTCGACACGATTGACAATATCGTGCACTGGATGGAGGAGTTTGTCTGCAAATCCGAAGGTGTCAAGACCATCGGCGACCTCGAGTTCGGTAAGGGCTACGCTATGGTACGTGATAACGTGATGAAGATTATCTCTCAGCTTAAGCCTTTGGCTGCTAAGGGTGTCATCCTCATCGGTCATCGCAAGAAGACTTTGATTGCCAATGATACGGACATCAAGGTTAACACCAGCAGCCTTGACCTGAGCGGTAAGCTCAAGAACTTTATCATGGCCGACAGCGACGCCATTGGCTACGTATTCCGTGACTCGGAAGGCGTGCTCAAGGTCAGCTTTATGGCCGATGACGAGACCGAAGCCGGTGCTCGTTGCGAACACTTGCGAGGTCAAGTGCTCGATTTCACCATGTCCCAAATCTACATTGACTGATGTACAATATTGATAACTCTGTCGAATCCCCCAAGTCCAACGCCCCGATGCCTGCTGGTATCAACCAGAACGTCCGTCTCCTCGGTGTCTTCTTTGAGGCGCTGCGTCAAGACGGTACGGGTGGCAACGTGCTTAAGTTTAACTTTGAGGACGAGTCCGGTCGTAAGTTCCGACACACCGAGTTCGAGGTGGATGTAGAACGCCAGAAGCAGATGGCTAAACAGTGGGGCAAGGACCCAGACAAGCAGGTGCGTAATGCACTGATGGGTCTGAGCGGACGTGTCAAGCACATCTTGTCCTGCTATATTCCTAAGGACAAGGTCGTTATCACTGGCAACACATGGGACGAGTTCGGCGGCAACGTCGTGTCTCTTCTCGGTGACGCGTTCAAAGGTGTAGACGTTCGAGTCAAGCTCATCCTCAACAACAAGGACTACACCATGTTCCCGAAGCAGGCATTCCGCCCCTTCATTCAGCGCATGGATACGCCTGACACGTTGGCCATTGAAGAGAAGTATGAGCGCGTTGCTCCTAAGTCTGCAGCCGGCACTAGTGCCAGCGGACTGGACGCACTGCTCGACGACCCGACCCCTGCAGGCCCTGCTACCGGTGACCTCGATGCTGCTATTGCTGCAGCTAGCGTAAGCACTCCGGTTAGCGAGCCCGCTCCATGGGATGACATTGCAGCTAACCCACAAGTTGGGCATCCGCTCAGTGGGCCTGATGCGGCAAGCAAGGCTGGCTTTGACAGCAGCGACGAGGACCTCGTATTCTGATGGAAAAGTTTAGCTTGTTCAAGCGGTGGTACATTAGGCACCGCCTGCCCGGTCATACGGATTGGGCCACGATGGTACTGATTAGTGCTGGATGGGCCATGCTCATCTTCTGTTTATACAGGCTTCTAAACTGATATATTGGGGGGCGTCTTCGGGCGTCCCCCTATATTTATGTATAGTATTTTACCCACGATTAACAAGGAATGGATACTTGAACGAGTATCACAAGAGGAAATCATGGTCCGGTACACGG